ACGGCACAGCACGTCAACTGCTGCAAACAGATTCTGCTGGAACGGGCGTCGAGTTTGCGAGCAACATTGATGTCCCTGGAACGCTGGACGTTACTGGAGCGACAACGCTTGATTCGACTCTTGCGATTACGGGTCAAACAACGCTTGCTGAAATCAAGGAAGCAACGTCAACGCTGACGGGTACTGATCTCGACCCAGATGCTGGCTCAGTACAAATCAAAACGCTGGCTGCCAACACTACGTTCACAGAATCACTGGAAGACGGGCAATCACTTGTCCTGCATTTGATTAACGGAGCCAGCTACACAGTGACGTGGCCGACAATTACTTGGGTCACATCGGACGGCAACACCGCTCCAACATTGACCGCAAATGACGTCCTTGTGTTCTGGCAGCTCTCAACTACGCTGTACGGAGCTTATGTTGGGAGTGCAGCCTGATGTTGGGACGTAACCTTATTCAGGCGGCTGCTGGAAATGCAGCAGAACCCGATATTGAATGGAATGTGGCAAACGCGTCGTTTGACGGTACGCCTAAAAATTTTCTTGCACTGCTAAATGTAAGTTTGCACGGAATCGCTTTTAAGACTGACGGAACAAAAATGTTTCTTGCCAATGATGGCGGTGCAAATGATATAGAGGAATACAGTTTATCTACCGCATGGGACGTATCTACTGCCGTTTTTACTCAATCAAAAAATATCGTAAGTGAAGATACTAATGTAAGAGCGGTAACCTTTAAGAGCGATGGCACAAAAATGTATATTGTCGGCACTAGTTCTGACGCCGTTAAAGAATACACGCTTTCAACAGCCTGGGACGTAAGCACTGCTTCTTATTCGCAAGATTTTTCCGTGTCAGCAAAAGATACAGCGCCAACGGGTGTGTTTTTTAGAAACGATGGCGGCGCTGACGACGGGAAACAAATGTATGTGACTGGAACTAGCAGCGACTCGGTACATGAATACGACCTGTCAACGGCTTGGGACGTTTCAACTGCTTCTTTTTCTCAAAGCTTTTCCGTGAGTAGCCAAGATTCAACGCCGGAAGACGTGTTTTTCAAAAGTGATGGATCAATAATGTATGTCGTGGGAGAACAGGGAGATGATTTGTATGAATACGCATTGTCAACGTCTTGGGACGTTTCGACTGCCAGCTATTCGCGATCAACAAGCCTTAAGCCACAGCCCAAAGGTGTGTTTTTTAAATCTGATGGATCTAGGTTTTTCATAGTTAGCAACAGTCATGACGCTGTGTATCAATACGATCTTTCTACTAATTGGAACCTTTCGACCGCTTCTTACACAGAGCCAACGTCAGACATTTTCGACGTATCAAGTCAAGATACTGCGCCAGTTGATGTAGCTTTCAAAAGTGACGGATCAAAAATGTACGTCGTAGGAAACGACGGAGATGATGTCAACGAATACGATTTATCTACTGATTGGGACGTAGATACAGCAAGTTATTCTCAAAACTTTTCGGTAGCAGCGCAGGAAATTGCGCCACAAAGCATAGCCTTTAAAAGTGATGGAAGTAAGATGTATATACTGGGCAACGCTGGTAATGATGTAAACGAATACGACTTATCCACCGCATGGGATGTATCAACTGCTAGCTACAATCAAAACTTTTCAGTACTAAGTCAGGACAACACTCCGCGAGGACTTGCTTTTAAAACGGATGGGACAAAAATGTATGTGACAGGGGATCAAAATGCTAATTTGTATGAGTACGATTTATCTACCGCATGGGATATATCGACTGCTAGTTACAACCAATCCTACAATTTAGGCATTGGAGACAGTGACCCGCGCAAGGTGGTTTTTAAGTCAGACGGAACCAGAATGTTTATGGCTGGAAGGTTTAACGATAGAATTAGATCATATGATTTGTCTACAGCATGGGACATCTCGACCGCTATTCTCACAACAAACACTTTCCCGATCAACGTTTACGAGGGGAACGTAGAGGGCATTGATTTTAAGCCTGACGGCACAAAATTCTTTATTGTTGGTAGCGGCAACGATATAGTCTGGGCTTTCAACATTTCCTAAGCCATGTACGTCAAACTCAACAGCGACAACCAGCCTGTCAGCTTCCCTTACTCAGTGTCTAGGTTTCGGGATGAAAATCCTGGAACGTCTTTTCCTGCTGTTATCAGTGATGAAACACTTGCCGCGCATCGTGTTTTTCCTGTAGTGGCAACTGCAGTTCCTGATTACGACAGCAAAACGCATCGCGTTACGCAAAGTGTCAGGCGCATTGGTGCTGATTGGACCCAATCGTGGACAGTGGAAGAGCTTTCGGAGGAGAGCGCAAGCGAAAACATCCGTGGATTGCGAGATCAACTGCTTGCTGACACTGATTACACGCAGCTGGCAGACGCTCCAGGTGATACCGCTGCATGGGCAACTTATCGTCAAGCTCTGCGTGACATTCCAGCGCAAGACGGATTTCCTTTTACAGTGACTTGGCCGACTGAACCGTCCTGATGACCTTTTTGGTTGGTGTCGCAACTGGCGTTTTGCTCGTGATGGGCTGGGCGCTTCTTTCTATGTCTGCTAAGTAGTAATGGCCAAACCGCCAAATGGACAAGGCTTCATATCGGGTAAGCCCAAAAAAACCAGGCAAGGAAATGGATCACATTCCAAGCCATCTCATGGCCGGAAAAGGTATCGTGGACAAGGAAAACGTTAATTCTTCTTCCAATGATCAAACCACTCGTGATCGCTGCTTCTGGTGTTCTCGCTGGTTCAGCTGCTTGGGCAGGCCCTTATGCCAACGTTGAAATCAATGGTGGCTATCAGGACGAATACCTCGGCTCGACCACAGATGTCCATATTGGGTATGAGGGCACAAGTGGTCCTTATGCGTTCTACCTGCAAGGCGGCCCTGCAATCGTGGCTCCTGATGGTGAAGACTCTGAAGTCGAGCTGTCCGGTAAGATCGGAGCAAGCGTTCAAGCCAGCGATAGCTTCAGCATCTATGGCGAGCTGAGCTTCATCACTGCAGAGGATGACCCTGCGATTGGGACAAAGCTTGGTGCTAAGTACAGCTTTTGAGCTATACTAAGGCTGCGTAGAGCTGCACCCCTTCTGGTCCTCACACAACAGGAGGGGTTTTCTTCTAATGCAAAGATTCTTCAACACGCTATCCGTTGCATCATTTGTGATGTCAGCAGGTTTTGTGGTCGGAACGGTTGTGATCTATACGCGGATCCCGTCAATCACTAAGCATTATATCGGCGAGATAAAGCTGGAATTGACTCAAGCGATTTCAGAGATGGTACCTAGGCAGATTGATCAGGCTATGCCAGAGCTGCCAACGCAGACTGGGCCAGCCTTGCCGATCAAACCGACCTTCTGATGGCGGAAATCCCAGAGATTGGGGTGGGCATTATCAACGTGCCAACAATCTCTGCTGGTCAACGGATACCACCACCAGCTTTACCATTGGCGCCGCCAGTAACGTCTGCGGCGTTTCCAGTTATTGATATGCCTGGATGTGTTCGCGCCAGGCTGACCAAAGGCAAAGGCGTCGAGACATTTCAGGATGATCCACGAGGCACAGTGACCTTGTGTGATGGAGCGGTGCCTGTTTATGAGGCGCCAGACTATAGGCCACGTGATTTTACGTGGGTTAAGCCACCTGAAGTGCCAATAAAAAGGCCGGAGGTAGTTGCTCCGACCCAGCCCCCTCTTGGTGTAGCACCGGTCTTTGCTTCCGGCGATTCAAATATGCCGCAAGATCCACCTTGTCCGCCATTTGGCGCGAAAGAAATCGGATCGTTTAACAAATTGGGAACAAAGATTCTGGCGGGTTATGAACTGCAAGATGGCAAGTGCATCAAGATTTGGGATTCGGTGCCTGTTGGACAGGTGATTGAAAACTATGTGCCTGATGCGGGTCCAACGGTTTCGGTTGCGTTGACTGCTGCAATTGCCACGTCTGTGGCGATTTTCGCCAAGCCAATCGCATCAGTGTTGCAGAAGCTTGCCAAGCCTGTGACAAAGAAAGTGGTGAAAAAGATCAATCAGAAGCTTGGCCGTACGGAGAAACTGGAATCCTTACAGGAGCGGCGCTCTGCCCAGCATCACCGGAATCAAGCCATTCGCGATCTGAGGCGCGCTCTGGGTAAATGATTTGGTGCGTGTGGCCTTCTACGGGTTTAGGCTTTAGGACAACATCAGCGCAGATGGCAGCAAAGGGCGAGTTTTTGGCAAAGCCATAACCTTCTCTAATGGCTTCGGCACAAGCTTTGAGCCGCCCCATTTCATAGTTGAGGCGTTTGTCCGCTAGAGCTTGCTCGTAGAGAGCGACTTGTTTTCGCTGGGCATCCTTGCAGAGGTTGATCGGTCCCCAGTCCAGTGGGACAGAGAAAGTTGCAGTGATGCCGAAGTTGTTGCTGAAGTTTTGGCGGTAGCCTGTGCGTTGTGGTTTGTAGTAAAGGACTTTGCCAGGGTTGTCTGGAACGCCATCAGGTCCATCGATGCCTGTCTCTGGATCGACTAGGCCAAAGTTATCACTGTTGTCGTAGACCGGCTCTTGATAATACTGATTATCTGGCTTGCCAAAAGAATGCGTCGACGAAATAAAGGGCGAGATGTTTAGTGTCGCTCCATCACATTGAATGCCGCTTCCTACTGAATATTTCATGTACTGCCCAGGCGTAATTTGCACGGCTTGATTGACCACTGAACCACTGCTGTTACTTACAGGCGATGCAGTTGCACTTATCTGACTTGCGGCAGGTAAGCAATACAAAAAACTCAGCGAAAGGGCTGCAACAGCTGTTTTCATTGACTGAACGTGCTGGTTGATTCAGTAACGCTTTCAATGATTGTCTCGCGATCAATTACGACTTTTTCAATCAAACCCGGACCGCTATAAGTCTCTGCGAACTGAAACACTGCCCCTGGAACGGTTTGCTTCCAGGTTGATCGACTGGATAAATTCAGTGATTTGGCGTTTGCTGGCGGGCTAACGATACCGCTGGTTGGTTGGACACCAGTTCCGCTCACGCTGTACTCAAAACCTGCGCGATACGACTCGGAGACGATCGACTCTTTGACAACCGTCTTGGACTCAGTATGAGACGAAACTATGCCTTGGCTAAAGTTTGGCACGACTGGAACTGCTGCTGCTGGAGAGGCCAACAGCAGTAGAAAAAGAAGCCGCATTACCGAACTGTCAGCTCGCTGATGACTTGACCGATTGCACCGGTATTGGCGCCACCAGCGGTGACAGTGACAGCACCTGAAGTCGAAATCGTACCGGCAAGATCTCCTGCTGTGCCAGCAGCAGTTGAGGTGACATCGCCAAAAGCAGGGACTTCACCGACGGTTGGAGCGGACGTTGGAATGGTGTCACCGATGGTGTAGCTGTTTGCAAAGCTGAAGGTGTTACCGCTGGTTGCTTGGGAGGCGGTGACAGTGGTCAACGCACCAACGCCATTAGTGTGAGCACCCAGACCGCCAACAACATCAGCAGTAGTGCCGTCAGTGGTGCTGACGCCTGAACCGCTGATGCTGTAACTATTGCCGACACGGACAGCGCGAGTAGAAGCACCACCAACCTCCAGTTGAACTGAGCTTTGGATTTTGTGGGTTAGATCAGCCTTGGCAGGCAAAGCAGCTGCCAATGTGATGCCCAATACCAAGAGTGAGCGATTCATTTGATGCCAGCTTTGGTGTCTTTACTATCCACGATAGTCGGCTTCTTATTGCCATTTCCATTGGTTTTACGTTCGATGCCGAACGACGCCATCGCACCAGTGAGCAGTGAAGCGACAAACGTATTATCCATCTTCATCTGAGGAAAAATTCCCAGATAAGAAACGGTCAGTAGTGCAGCGCTCCAAGCCAAGACCAATGCCTTGACAATGTCTGCCATCGAGACGCCTTCTTTTTCATGCTGCTCATCAGGGGTGTTTGCCATGATGAAGTTGAGCTACGCTTTACGGTAGCGATCAATCTTGTCATGCTGCTCGTTTTGAAGCCTATCGTCATGACCGCATGGAAATCACGTGCGTTTAAAGAGCTGATCGTGGCAATGTTGGAAAAGATCGTAACGCGCACCGACAATGATCTGGATGATCTGGCGGTGAAACATCTAAAAGATCTTTTACTGCCGGATATGCGGGTTGAAAAATAAGTGGCGTCTGGCATTATCCAACTGATTCTGCTATCAATTGGCATGGCCTTTGCTCTTCTTCCATTCTTCCAATTTTTCCGTGGTACGCCCCATCAGCTGGCTGCGATTAAGGAGCTTGAACAGTCTGTGCCGCAGGAATTATTGGCGGAGGATGCAGACTGGTTCCAGGCTTGGAAGGAAAGTGGGTTTGATCAACAGATCTACATGCCCTACTTCACCCAGCTTGACAACAAGACCGGCACCGGATACAGGGAGTGTTTTAGTTCAGCCGCAGCCATGGTGGCAGCCTATTACAAAAAAGTTACGACGGATGATGAATACAACGAGATCCGCGCAAAGTTTGGAGACACCACGTCAGTAGAAGCACATCTAGCAGCACTGCAGAGTCTTGGTCTGCAGGCTGAATTTCACAAGGACGGAACCGCTGAAATGGTGGAACTGGAAATTGAAAACGGCAGACCCGTACTAGTGGGTTGGCTTCATGCTGGCAATATGCTGCTAGGTGAACCACCGATGTGCAATGGCTTGGGATGCGGTCACTGGAGTGTGATTAGTGGTTATGCAGGGAAGAACAGCAGCGATCCAGAATGGATCATGCAGGACCCTCGCGGCTATCCCGAAATGGAAAAAGGCGGGCATTCAAACCCGCACCGTGGACGCAACGTCCGGGTGAGACAGGCTGCGTTTTACCAGCGTTGGCAAGCTGAAGGGTCTGGAACGGGATGGATGATTCTCGTCAATGAGTGAGGTCTATTCGGTCTGGGCTTTTATCAGTGCTTTTTGGATGACTGTTGTTGTGCAGTGCGCTAAGCCTGTGAATTGGGATCAGTGTTCGCAAGTCAATGACTGGCTTGTACCCTGGATGCGGGATGCTGCTGAGATGTATCAACAAGGTGCTTATGCCGCTGAAAAACGTGTTCTTGAGAGTATTAAGTAAAATGACATTTTGCGCTTGACGCATGCCGGTATTGAGTGATTGGGAGATCAAGGCAAGATGCCAAAAAAGTCAAATGGTTACTCCTTTTGATGAAGAATTGATTAACCCAGCATCCCTAGACGTTCTTCTAGGAGACCAGCTGATGATCGAAAGCATTTATCAACCTGAATTTGTGCGGATCAATATTTCACACAACAGCGAGACTGATCCATATTTGCTGCAGCCTGGTGAATTCTGCTTAGCAGAAACCAAAGAGACATTCAATTTGCCAGAAGATCTGTCAGCACAATTCGTCCTTAAATCCAGCCGAGCCAGAGCAGGTTATCAGCATATGCTCGCCGGATGGTGCGATCCTGGGTGGCACGGCAGCCGTCTGACACTGGAGCTAAAAAATGTGCGATTGCATCATCCGTTGCCGCTGTTTCCAGGCCTCAAGATCGGCCAGATGGTGTTCCACACCATGTCCAGTACGCCGCTTAAAAGCTATGCAAATGTAGGACATTACAACAACCACTCGACAGTAATGCCATCAGTAGCTTGAATGAAATAACCGATCTCACATCATGGGCTGGGCTGATTGGATGGTGGTGAAGCAATCTCTAGAAGATGAGCTGCATTTAGAGGCAACAGTGCGTGAGATAAACCACACTACCGATATAGCGGAGTTGACTGAGCTCTGCATCCAATTAACAAGACAGAATTGGCATCAATCAATTCTGCTCAAGCAAGCTGTATATCATGTCATGGAACTAGAAGCAGGATTGACCGTCGATTGATACATCGATAGCGCCTGCTCATAGATCCATTTGGCCTGCCATTCCTGCCCGTGCTCGCGGGTCATACCCGCGTATGTGATCCGCCAGAGTGGCCCGGATGGTGTGTTGATCTGGACCAGCTCTGGGGGCGGTGTCATCAGCTTGCCACGAAGTTCAGTTGACGGCGCATCTTGTTGTTGATACGCAGTAGACGTTGCCGCACTGCCTCTCTAGAGACAGATTCTGCCGTAGCTATCTCTTGCAACGTACTTAAAGCGTAGCCATCTAAGCCGTAAGCCATAGATGCCACCACGCGTTCTTTTTCAGGCAGCTTCTCAATGACTCTGCACGCCTTGTCGATTAGCTGCCGTTCAGCAGATTCTTCGAGTGCGTCTTTCTGCTCGTGATCTGGGATGATGTCGATAAGTTGTGCGCCGCCGTCATCACTCATTTGCGTGTGCAGGCTGGCCATCCTGGGATATCGCTCAAGCAGCAACGCCAGCTGCTCAGGCTCCATGCCCAGATACTCGGCTGACTCTTGTGTCGTAGGAGCCCTGTCATTGGCTTCATGAAACTGTGCTGCCCATTTGCGCAGTTTGGTCAAGCTGTCAAGATGATTAACAGGCAGCCGCATTACGCGGTCCTGCTTTTGTATCGATCGACTGATGCCTTGACGGATCCACCAGTATGCATAAGTGCTGAATTTGTAGCCGCGTTCTGGATCGAATTTCTCGACCCCACGGATCAGCCCAATGCTGCCCTCCTGCACAATATCCATAAATGTCATGGTCTGTGCAAGGTGGGCGCTGCGTTTGGCTACATGGGCTACCAGGCGCAAGTTGGCTGAGATCATGCGCTCTTTAGCACGCCTGCCGAATCGCAACGTGCGCTGTTCTTGCGCAGTGTATGGTCCTTTGGGCTTGTCCTCTAGCAGCCGCATCATCGCTTGGACTCTGCGGCCGCACAGGATCTCCTCTGTAGCTGTCAGCAGCGGTACGCGATTTATTGCTGCGTAGTAGCTGTCTTCCGCGGACTTTGGCATGAATAGATGGCTTTGAGTAGAAGGAGATAGAGGATGGCGTCGTCAATGCGACCGGTGATGGGCTCTGATTTAGCCCTCTCTGGCTCTCGGATGTGGTTCTGGATCGCGTCCATGTGCTTGGTCAGGTAGACGAAGCACACGGCATCCGGAGCCAATCCAAGCGCCTTCGAGAGTCGCCTGAAATTGTCTAATTGGTTGTCGCTATTGGCATATTCATGCCCTTTACTTTGCGTTAGACGGGTGATATCGTCCCAGGTATCGCCACAAAGTGTGACAAATTCCTGGGTGCTCATCTCACAATTCGTGACCATGGTGCGTCCTTAGGATTGGGGTTGCTGGGTCGCCATGTATATTCGCAGTCATCCATCAGCCAGCGGTAGAAGTTAGGACTCATGCCGCCGTGGGCTGGGTGCTTTGGCCATGGCTCACCGAAAAAGTCGATGACGTCGGCAGTACTGACGTCTGTGAGACACCGTGCAATAGACATAGGGGTGTGGCCGCACTTGCGCAGGCGGATAGCCTCTTGGGCCTGTTCGAAAGTCATGTGTTGCAGTAAGTGTCGTTGAAGAGTCCGTGCAGGGCGGCTTGCGATACAGCATCAATGGGCGACTTATGGAGTCGATCCCACATCTGCTCTGCTAACAGCTCACGCACATCGATGGCATGCTGCCCGATGCCGTTGATCTTGAGGTACAAAATCGATTCTGCGGTGTCGCAAAATTTGCAGAAGGCAGCTGTCACGTTTTCCATCTTATGCACCTCATCAAGCGGTGGGAAGATGTCAGACTCAAGCTGATTGAGCCAGGCTTTGACTTCTGGCGTCTTGTGCGGTGTCGGCATGTCGCCTGTCCGGATTTCGGGCAGATCGTGGATTAATGCCCATTCTTCTGCCAGTACCTGTTCATTGATAGGCAGCCGGATCGACGGCCCCCATTCTCTGATCAGGACCCACACGCGGTACATATGCTCCGCGATGTTTTGTCTGGTGGCGGTGTGCACAATGCCCCATCTAGAGATGTGGCTCGCACGCAGGAAGGTGGCGGCACCTTCGAGTTTGCCTTGATGCCTATTGGACATGTGAAAGGGCCCCATTGTCTTGACGTTTCCAGCGGCGTGCACGGTTTTTGGTCATCTTGCGCATGACGGCTTGGTGCATATCCACCTGCTGTAGGTGGAATAAGTCGAGCACCAATATCGCTACATCTGCCAGCTCCATCGGATCTGACATGCGTTCTGATGCGATCAGCTCGCCGATCTCTTCCAACAGTTTGGCAATGGTGGACATTGCGTCACGGTCTGGATTGACGGCATCGGCCCAGCTGGCGATGTCAGCCTGCAGCTCCTCGATATCGCTGGTAGATCGCTTTGATTCGATCAGCCTCGATAGCCGGTGCGCCGACCCGGTAGATGTCTGCGAGAGACGGTCCGAATCCGAGGTATTGGACATTGGTGCATTCATTGAGTCGTTCCCAGGTGTCAACCAGGTGCTTGTACTGGACTGGATATTGCGCAAAGTTCAGGAAGCCGACCTGAATATTGCTTTGGTAGCAAGCTTCCATCGCTTGCTGCTGGCTCCAGGTGAAGATGCGCCGTGGCAGCTTAGTCACCGTGGTGAGTTCCTGTTGCTGGCCGATCGACTCAAATGAAATCTCCGCTGAATCGTGGTAGCTGGGGCCACTCCATTCTCCGGCCTCGGGCCTGTTGGCCACACGGATCGGGAAAGTGCGGAATGTGCCGTGCACCGTGGGGCTGCCATTCGCCATGGGCACACCCGTATCTGACATGATCGACGAAGCCGTCACATCACGACAGGTGGTGTACGGATATTGCCCGTGATACATCGACAGACTATAGCCTTGGCAGCTCTCGATCAGCAACGAGGCTGACTCGGCATAGATCTGTTGCATCTTGGCCGTATCAACCGGGATGATGAACCGCATCACCGGGTGATCTGCCTGGCTGATGGTGTTGAGCTGCTCCGGATTGCGCCGGATGCGCTCAATCTGAGCTGCGCCGACACCTTGCCTGGTGGAGCCTGGTGCGGTGCCGCCTTCTGATTCGGCCTCGCGGTGCCTGTCGTAGACACAGGCCGCATGCCGATGTACATAGATGTGCACATTGCGGAATTCAGGCAACCGTTCATATAGGTCGCCGATTTCGCCAGCCAGCCGGTCTAGATCGATCAGGCTGCCAGGACCGAGCACGATCTGTTGCAACATCGGAGACGTGATACCGCTAGGCAGCATCTTGTGGATGTACGTGCTGCCGTCCCAGACCAGGGTATGGCCTGCATTGGGTGACGGTGCATATGCGATCGTGTCGCACTGGATGTGCTGCGCCAGAAAGCCTGCGTATAGGCCCTTGCCGGTCGAGCCGTACTGCGCGTCGATGATGAGGTGACGTTTACGCATTGGCTTCAAGTCGGTCAAGAATTTCAGTCAATTTAGAGCGCACGCGACGGCGTGAGCCATCGGTCGCTTCGCCTGCCACGATGTATGCAAATTGAGCTACACGGCGAGCAATAGATGGGCTGAACCCGAAATCGACTGCACGCTGCTCAAGATGTCTTGCGCCGTGAATGCCGCCATAATCACGACGGATCTGCTTAGTTACTTCACTGACAAGTTTTTGGTTTGACCAGTGAGAGTGGGATGCTTGGGGTGTGGCGTCAGACATCAGAAAAGATCACCTTCTGTGGAGGACGGTGCAGCTGCGGGCTTGACTTCCACGCCATAATCGTCGATGCTGAGCGACAGGCTGATATATGCCTTGCCTGATTTGGACTGTTTTTTCCAGCCTGCGACGCGCACTTTAATGCGGCCTTCGTCGTCTTCGTTGTATTGATTGGCGATTACCTGGTCATACATAGCCATAAAATCGGCTTTGGTGATTTGACCAGGTCCAGTGAAATCAGGCTGGTTGTCGCGTTCTTTGCGTTCGTTCTTGAACAAGCTGCTGTTGATAGCGGGCATCAGAAATTAGGAGACAGGGTTGATTCGTAGGCCACGACCGCCGCGATCGGGTAATAGATGCGGCTAGAGTGGCCGGCCTTGATGTGTTTGGGTCCGCGTGCGACGCGACGCCACCGGGCCAGGGTGACTAGAGATACGGGAAATGGTGTATCTTCCCAACGTGCGACCAACTGAGCAGGCGTTAAGTGCTGCTCAGGGTCGAATTCAAAGGAAGTCGTCATCCGAGATCTTCGATGATTGCTTTGTCATTTTATGATCACCATGATCGGCATCGTCATCAGGGCAACCTGCTGCCAAGTTAAGTATGGCTAGCAGAGCGTACCTGCGCTGATAAGTCACGGCACCACCCCAAGCATGCAAGACATTGCCTTTGCGTTGCTCGTCTACCATTAGCGGTGACTCGGACTCGATCTGCTCACCAGAAATGTGCATCAATTGGGTCACGAGATTGCTGCCGCGAAACGTCTGTGAAATCACAAGATCCTGCTCTAGCAGGTGCGGTGTCACAGCTGCTAGAACGGTCTGTAGATCTGCATACTGTCCGTATTGAGCTTGTGATAGCTCCCGGATCGGGCCGACATTCTTATGGAATGCCAGTAGTGCCTCCACGATTTTGCTCATGATGCCCAAGCTGGTAGGTTCACTTCCACGATGTCGTGGGAATATGCAGGCCAGGGTCGATCTGGCCCAAACGTCTTGAAGCAATCGGCCATCTGATTCAGCAGATCACGTGCGCGGCGTGAACCGGCTTCGATCATGCTGTCAGATGCACGGATAACAGACACTGCATTGGGCGCTTCTTTTTCAATGCAGATGAATAAGAAGCCTTTAGGCCTGGTGCCTGTTGCCCACTCGATCACGTCCAGATAAAAGCCAGCCTGCACGTGGTACTGGTAGTTGGCAATGGTCTTGGTAAACGCATCAGGTGACGCGTTCTGTGTGGTCTTTAGATCGACCACCCAACCCGAATCTGTGATGCAGTCAGCTCTGCATTTCACCTCAAGATCTGTCTCAGGGCACGTCGCGAGGTAGGTAGCTTCTTTAAATCCTTTAGCGGATAGGATCTTGTGGGCCATCAAGTGGTCGTGCAGTGCCATCGAAAGTTGGTGGCATTGTGCATTTGTGCCCATTGGCAGCAGAGTCTGCCCCTCTGCGGTGGCCTTTTCCTCGGCCTGGCGATATGCCTTGGACACCTTGCTCGCGCTAGGTGCCTCGACATATTTGAGCTTGTATTCCAGAGGTTCCAGCACGTAGGCATGGAATGCAGCACCAAATAGCATTGCTGGTGTCGGTGCTTTGGACTGGGCCCGAGGATTCAGGAATTGATGCCAGAAGTGCGCAGGACTCTGCCCAAAGGTGATTAGCGCAGATCGGCCGATAGCACTCAGACTGTGATATTCATCATGTGTCATGTCGATGGGCCATGGTTTGCTGTTCATTGCTAGAAGAAACGACAGAGGTATAATACCATCTATATCAAGGCATGTCAATCTATTGCAAGTGATGTTATCGTGAGTCTGTTGCGACACCCCAGTGCTGCGTCCTTATCAGCTAGATCTCCTGCACCGTGCCAGGGTGGCGATGCGGTCGCATGACAAGGTATTGACGGTGTTGCCAACAGGTGGTGGCAAGACCCGCATCTTCTGTGAGATCGCCAATGCTGCGCGGGCCAAAGGTGCCCGTGTGCAGGTGTTGGTGCACCGTCGTGAGCTTGTAGATCAGACGCCAGATGAGAGCGTTTGCACGATCCAGTCGTGGCAGCCTGACGGTGAGGACCTAGTGATCGTCGATGAGGCGCACCATGCCTGCGCACGCACCTGGAAAGACAAACTGCAGCAATGTACTAAGGTCCTCGGATTCACTGCCACGCCGCAACGGCTAGATGGCGGTGGTCTTGATGTGGTCTTTGATGAGATGGTGGTTGGCCCCACCTCTGCACAGCTGATCGATGACGGCTGGCTGTCTGAATACAAGCTGTTTTGCCCGCCTGGTGCAGCCGATTTGAAAGGTGTGCGCCGCACTGCCGGTGACTACAACCGCAAGCAATTATCTGAGGCTGTATCACAGACACGCGTGGTAGCCGCTGCTGTAAAGAATTGGCTACTGCTCGCTGGTGGCCGCCAGACAATTGGCTTCTGCGCAAGTGTTGCTCATATGGAGGAAGTGGAGCGCAAATTCAAAGCTGCAGGCATTAGATGCGCCACGATCGATGGCAAGATGCGTAAAGACCGCCGTGATGAGGCCGTGCGCCAGTTCCGTGATGGCGAGATCACGGTACTGCTCAGTGTCGATTTGATTTCCGAGGGCTTCGATGTGCCGGCCTGCGATTGCGTACTCTTGCTGCGGCCTACGCAGTCTCTCGGTTTATACCTACAGCAGGTAGGTCGTGCGTTGCGCCCTTCAGATCAGCATGCCGTCATCCTCGACGCAGCCGGAAATAGCGAACGCCACGGTATGCCAGATGATAGCCGGCAGTGGTCGCTGAAAGGCCAGCTAAAACAGCGGGCTGGATTGGTTGCAAATGTGCCGGTAAGAGTTTGCCCGCAATGCTTCGGAGTACACAAACCACATTTGCGCATGTGCCCATTTTGCGGATACACTCACCCATTAGATAGTCGGATTCCAGAGGAACGCGACATCCTACTACAGGAGAAAGAACAGAAGCGTAAGCAGATGCGCCGTGATATCGGACGGGCACGCACTATTGAGGATCTCGAAAGAATCCGCATTGAGCGTGGGTATCATCCAAAGTGGGTGGATCACGTCCTACGTAGTCGCACCCACCGTACATGGAAATAATTGACACAGCTTTTTATCTTTGATATAATACGCATATAAAGGGCAATGAGCTCTTTCCCTCCGATCATGCCACAGATCACCCCATACGGCCTCGTCCAGCAGATGACATTTCTGATGGAGCACACACGTGATGCCGTCGAAGATGTCCAGGTGCTTATCGGTGAAGAGCGCGAAGAGCGTCGCACTGATGCCGTCGCTTTTGCTGCACAGCTTGACGTTTATCTGGCGTATTGCGAGAAATCCGGCCAGCCTGAGCACGTGGTGCGTCATGGTGCCGCACAAGCTGAAATGGCTCACGGCTACCTGGAGCTGATCAAATGAAAAGCTCTGCTGCTGACAACTGGGCTGTCGTGTTCGGCTATTTTTTTGTGGCTGTTACCGGCTGGCTCGTCCTGACATCGACCCTTGATGATATGACACGCCGTGATTGTCAATATGGCGTCCAGGCTGCTTGCGAGGCCCTCAAATGAGGTTGAAATTTGATGTGTCGCACGTCCGCACTGGCGAGGCGTGCAAGGTCTACATGAGCGTGTCCGGATGGACTAAGGCCACTGTGATACAAAAGCACAATACGAGTATCACGGTTAAATTGGTGAGTGGCCGCTATGTCACGGTCTTTGATTCACGCAACATCAAGAAGTAATGGTCCAGCCAGAGACACGCCTTCAGAATGAGATCCGCTTAGCGGTCAGTGCTAACTGCGAAGGCGTGACACTCTATCGGAACCACACTGGTGCGTTGCGAGATAATCGGGGTAAGTATGTGCAGTTTGGTCTGTCACCTGGTAGCCCTGATTTGGTGGGATACAAGCGGGTCCAGATCACCGAGGACATGGTGGGCCAAGACCTGGCAGTATTTGTAGGCATGGAGATCAAAGTGCCTGGCGAGAAGGCACGAGATGATCAGCAGCACTGGCTGGACCGTCTCGAAGAGCATGGCGGCATCGCGAGTGTGGTGCACTCCGAAGACGAGGCTATTACCTGCCTTTCCTAGGTATTGCGGCTACGTTGGGTATGTGATAGCGTGCCTATGGAAATGCCCCCCATGCCGGCGAGAGCACAGGGGGCAGAGCCACAATCCCAAGCACCCAAATTGTAACAGATGTATTCATCTGCAAAAACTCCTTGTCCTATATGCGGTCGCACGTCTAGCGGCTGTAAGACGGACGGAGACTTGCTGTATTGCCGCATAGGCACCAAGACCAGCCCATTCCAGAAGCACCCGCAGCTCAAGACCGGTGATGTGGTTGGTGAGTGGGCATGTGTGAAGATCAACCCGACTGCTGAATGTGTGACCTTCAAGCCGCATCAAGAACGCACTGCGGTGAAGTACCGGTCGTGGAAGTATTTTGCACCCAATGGCCGGTCATATCAGCACAACCGCACCGACTACAACGTTGGCCCTAAAGATGTCACCTGGTCTAAGGGCACCAAGGTAGACACGCTGTTGCCGCTGTGGTATGAGAGCCTGCCGGATTCAGGCAAGACGGTCTACGTAGTCGAGGGCGAGACCTGCGCCGAGGCGTTGCGTGCCCTGGGCCTGTGGGTCACCAGTGTGCCAAACGGTAGCGGCAGCTGGAAGTGTGGCATGCCTGACATGCCGAAGCTGCAGGACAATGACCTGGTGTTATGTCCTGATCGTGACCGGCCTGGTGTCGAGCTTATGCAGCGGCTCGGAGATGCCTTCCCTGGATCGTCATGGCTCTGGGTGGAAGGCACGAACGCGGATGCATGGGATGACCCGTCTGATGGCTATGACGTGGCCGACTGGGTGGTAGATGGCGCAGACCGAGAACGCATAGAACTTGCCATCCGACGGGAAGCGCCACAATTGCCTGTCGCGCCGTGGTATGAGCGGATTGGTGATTACAAGACGGAAAAGGGTGGTTATAGCCGTCTGAAACTGCTTGACCTGTCGAAGGTACTCTCGTCGATGCTCCATGATGCGCTGCGTTGGAACGACCTAAAGCAGGCTATCGAGATCGATGGTGCGCCGATGTCGGAGATTGATGCCAAGCTGAGTTATGGCAGCTTTCAGGCTGCGCATATCGATGTCTCTAAGGATGTCGCGCAGGATGCTCTGCTGCTTAGTGCACGTGAGCGGCCCTACCACCCGATCCGTGACTACCTGGAGTCGTGCAATGACCCGTTAGATGATGCCGTCTGGCAGAATATCGCAGGTGAGCTCCTGGGCACGCATGCTGTTGAATTCGATAATTCGGCATTGCGCAAGTGGTTGGTCTTTTGCGTGGCCCGCATTTATGAACCTGGCTGCCCATGCGGCTTTGTGCACATATTGGCTGGTGACCAGCACCTCCACAAGACGCGCTTTTACAACACCCTCGCATCAGAAGCCTGGTTCTATGAGGGTTTTATCAAGACCAATAAAGATGCAGACGATATTACCGGCCTGCATATGCGGTGGATCTGCGAGTGGGGCGAACTAGATGGTGGCATCAAGAACCGCGACAGTGCAGGCCTCAAGAATTTCATCACTCGCAAGACCGACCTTGTGCGTGAGGCATACGGCAAGGGTCACAAGGAACGGCCGCGTTCTTTCGTCCTATGCGGCACCACCAATAAAAAGGATGGTTTCTTCAGTGATGAGACCGGCAACCGCCGTTTTGTGATCTTCAATGTCGAGGAGCGTATCAATAGCGAGAAGATCGAACAGCTGCGCGATCGGATCTGGGCTAGTGCGAAGCGCGAGTATTTCAAGGGCACGCAGTGGTTCCTAGATGAAGCCGAGACCCAGATCAACAATGACCGCAACCGTGGTCTGTATGCAGAGGACCCGTGGTTGGAGAAGATCTCGTCGCACCTGGTGTACCGGTCCACCGAATACGTTATCAGCAGTGATCTGTTGACTCACGTGCTGGAGGTGCCGATCGAACGCCAGACGCAACGGGAGCTAGTGCGGATCAACCGCATCCTGACTGCATGCGGGTACTACAAGAGCCGCAAGAAGCTCAATGGCTCGTTCAAGCACATCTGGCGGCGTTGTGGCACTGACGAGTGATACCTACCTATTACCCGCCCTTACCGTCTGTTACCTACTCATGTCTTTTATGATTGTTCGATCTCTTAACTGCGATAGCAAGGGTGAGCAGGTATTACAGGTAAGGGTAGGTAATGCAAGGCGTCAATCGGGACGCGGCCGGTGTCCGGTTTACTTACTTTACCCCCTATATAGGGGGGGGTTAAAAAAAAAGTTGGTTGTCGGGAAGGGAAAAAAGGAGTAGGTAGGTAAGTAGGTAAGTAGGTAATTTGCGTTAGATTTGAGGCATGGCCCCAAGGACTCCAGAAAGCATCCGCAAAGACCAACTCCGGGTGGTCAAACAGTGGCTCGACTTGTCCTGGCCACGACACCGTATATATGAGTCTGCTGCACAGGCCTGGGACTTTGATAATGGCCAGACAGACGCGCTGATTTCAGACGCGAGGTCCGAGTACAAGAGCTCAATGAGTGTGGAGCGCTCGGAGTTCCTGGCACAACAGATGACCAGGCTTGAGGCACTCGCTGCTAAAGCCCAGGAAGACGGGCAACTGGGTGTGGCGCTAGGATGCTATCGGGAGCTGCACATGCTCGCGAGTCTTACTGGGAAGTAGCAATGGCCCGCAGGTACAACAGGGACAAAAATGGCCGCTTTGCTAGTACTGGAAGTCGCAGCAGTGGTCCGACTAGAGCCTATGGCACCGCTTCTACAGCCAAACTTCAGCAAGAACAACGAGCATCTGGTATCGCGAATCGCGTTTCACGCACTGCTAGACGCGCCGATGATGCGGCCATGAGTCGTTTATCTAAAGCTGCGGCTACGTTTAGAGTTAACCCGACAGCTGCCAATAAATCTGCCTGGCTAAAAGCTAGCAAGGAGAGAGACGCTACGTTTAGAGCTGCTGCTCAACAAAAGGGACGGGCGCGTAAAGCTGCAGAACGAAAATTCGGGTTGACGCGCTGATAATGGAAGAAGGCGTGTGGGTGGAATATGAAGATCTTAAAGCTTGGGTGAGTAGTCATCATTTAGTGCACGAAAAATATCTGATGCTGCAACGTCTTTATGAGCGCCGCAAAGAATCAGGCGAACCACCCGTCGCACATCCGCTCTGAAGCAGCTGCGCCGTCACGGACAAAGGCGATATTGATCAGCTCATCAAGCATGGCCTGAGGTGCGTCGATTTTCAGCAGCTCACGGCCCAGGACGATCAGCTCGTCAATGTTGAGTGTCTGGGCTTTGGCGGTGAACTGTTCGAGGGTGGTCATTTGCTTAGAAAGTGGAATTGGGTGGGAGGGGCGGTGAAGGATTCTAGGTCGCTTTTGCTCACCTGAGGGTCCGTTTTGCCCTCCCATATACGTAGTATATCACACCCAATCAGGGTGTGTCAATACTTTCAGTCCACATTGTCGAAGTGGCTAGCCTCTTCGGTCGGCTCATTACGCAGTTCTTCAATACTGCGCATGCAAGCCTCGAAAGTGCGCATGTTGTGCTGATAAACCTGCTGCCAGCCGAGCTCTTTGTCGATCTTGGCCTGCTTTGCCCGGTAGGCGAAGGTCATGGCCAGATCGGTGTTCTGGCGGATGATTTGTGCTTTTTCGAAGCCGGTCATGATCAGAGAAAAAGGGGCTCATTGCCTCCCATATACGTAGTATATCATGCTAAAAAGGAAAATGTCAATCCCTTTCAGCATGAATCACTCGATAAAAGGCTAATTCAAGGGCAGTGAGGCCTTTGGTGGATTTGGCCGCAGCTGCCTTCTTTTTGGCTGCGGCAATAACGTCCTGGGGGCGATGCCCCCAGCCGGTCTGTCCGGTCATTCGGCGTGCATGGCGCGATAGGTGGCCAAACCTTGCTCGGTCAGGCAGATGTAGCGCTCAGACTTTGCGTTGCTGTTCCAGGAAGTGGTCTCCATCATCCCTGCTTTCTTGAGATTAGACAGACGGGGTGCGTTTTTCAGGCTGATCTTGGGGATGTCGCGGCCAAGGCGTGCTGCCGGGGGATGACCGTTCTCGAAGTTCACGTCATCAGTGGCGGCGTAAATCTCAGCTGCCAGCTCGAAGAAGAAATCCTTGGTAGCCTGATTCAGCTTGTCCCAGGTGATGCCGCTGCTCTTGGTCTTCTTGGTGGCTTGGGGCAGGATTTTGGCCTGGGCTTCAATCTCAATCAGCTTGGTCAGGGTGATGACTGCATCATCTTTGCTGATGCGCTTATTACCGGCAAAGATGTAGCCGTTAGGACGGAATTCGATGCCGCGATTGCGGGCAACGCTGCCGTCTTTTTTCGAGACTTGCAGCTGACGCTCAACGATGTGAAGAGCTTGCTCGGTAAAGGTGCGGGCCATGATGTGAAAGGGAGGGCTCTTTGCCCTCTATATACAAAGTATAGCATACACTTTCACAAAATGTCAATGGTTACGTATCAGATCATCACGTCCAATGCATCGAGTGCCCCTACGTTCTGGCACATAGCTGCCTGCTGCACTGTGCGGATGTCGCGCCGTTGCAAGGAAGCTCTTTCCAAGATCTCTTCTTTGCTGCCACCCTCTTCGGCTGCCTGCATGTAGGCCTGCAGCTTTTTTCGTGCGCCATTCGGGATGTGGATCATCAAAGACTTGGTGTCGATACATCTGGTGATGGCCTGCCTGATCCACCAGTACGCATAAGTTGACATTTTGTAGCCGCATTCAGGATCATATTTTTCGGCTGCACGTTGTAACCCTAGAGTGCCTTCTTGGATCAAGTCCTGGAAGGTGAGTGGCGTGCCTTTGATAGCGAATGTATATTTCTTGGCTACCGATATCACCAGCCGCAGGTTGCTACATACGAATTGATCACGGGCACGCCGGCCTGAGCGCACGATTGACGGCGGTGGATCAGGGTGCTGCAGCCAGGCTTGAATACGCCGGCCAAGCTCGATCTCTTGATTCTGAGTCAACAGCGGATACCGTGTGGCAGTTGCGATGAAATCGCCGATATCCGTCATAGTTGCAGAGAATTCAACGCATAAAATAGCGAATGAGTGGACATCAGATCAAGTGCCGAGCATATTGGACTCTGTGACAGATGGCTTGATCCTGTCGGATCCAGATGATGAAGGCGTGTCTGCAGAACAGGTCTTAAACCGACTGAATGCCACATTGCTGCCACATCAGACCGCATTCTGCGAGGATCAAGAACATCGGATTCTCGGCCTGGTGTCAGGCTTTGGAGCCGGTAAGACATATGGCTTGTGCGCTAAGGCCATCAATATCGCAGCTGCCAATATTGGCTACGTGTCAGCGATATTTGAGCCTGTTGCACCAATGCTGCGCGACATCCTCGTGCGGTCGATGGATGACCTACTTGAGGCTATTGATCTTCCCTATGACTTCAGGGTGTCGCCGTTACCTGAATATGTTCTGAAATTTAAAGAAGGCGAACACACCATATTGCTGCGGACGATGGAGACTTGGAATAGGATCCGAGGCCAGAACCTCTGCGCGGTGGGCTTTGACGAGGTAGACACCACAAATAAGCGAACGGCTGAACAGGCATCACGCATGGCATTAGCCCGCTTGCGTTCTGGCAATGTGCAGCAGTTCTATGTAGCGACTACACCTGAGGGATTCGGCTGGGCCTGGGAGACATTTGAGCGCGAGACGGCACCTGACCGCCGGTTGATCCGTGCACGAACTGCCGACAACCCACACCTGCCTGACGGGTTCATTGACTCGCTGATGGCCAATTACCCAGAGAAGCTGATCAAGGCTTACCTGGAGGGTCAATTCGTCAATCTCAATACCGGCGCTGTCTACGACCGGTTCAATCGTGAGATGCACGTCTGCCAGCCGCCGATCGGCCTTGATGATGAACCATTGCGTGTGGGTCTTGACTTCAACGTGTCGAATATGTCAGCTGTCATTGCTATACGTACCGACAAGCAACTGCATGTCATCGATGAGGTGAGTGGTGCACACGATACTGACGCACTTGCTAAAGAAATTAAGTCGCGATATCCTCACCGCAAGGTCTACATCTACCCCGATGCTTCTGGCGGCAACCGCAGCACAAACGCGACACGCACTGATATTCAGATATTGGAATCTTATGGCTTTAGCAATCAGTCTCCCAAAGCAAATCCTCCAGTACGTGACAGGGTGGCTGCTGTACAAGCTGCTTTGGAGAACGGCAAAGGCGAGGTGAAGCTGCAGATCGCGCAGCAGTGCATCCGCACGATTGAATCGCTGGAGCTCCAAAGCTACACAGATAAAGGCGAGCCAGATAAAGACGCCGGGTATGATCACATGAACGATGCCCTAGGATATCTGGTCTGGCGTGAGCTGAACCCGCTCTACGTCAACGCCGGCAGGGGCACAGGCATTAGGCTCTATTAAACTGCAATTATCGGGCTTTGGGCGGTCGTGTATTCAGGGTACAACTTTTACGACCGCAAAGCAGCGGCCAATGTCACGCACGTTAATGACCCTAATGGTGCGTGGGTCAATCAAGAGCCGCACTGGGTGCTGATTGAAGACCTGATCGGCGGCACCTATGAAATGCGACGGCGGCACAGACGGTATCTGCCGCAAGAAGTGCGTGAGCTTGACGAAAGCTACGATCGGAGACTCGCCCGCAGTGTGTGCCCGCCGTATGCACAGCGCCTAGAAAGAATGCTGGCCGGCATGCTTACTCGCAAGCCTGTCAGGCTGAATGACTCGTCGGATTTGATCCGTGAGCAGCTATTCGACGTTGACCTGATGGGCAACGATCTGAATATGTGGACTTATGAAACGGCCCGCAAGATGGTCAGATATGGGCATATTGGCGTGCTAGTAGATGCACCACCGGCTGGCACCATGGGCCGGCCATACTGGGTGACATACACGCCGCGTGACATCCTTGGATGGCGGTCAGAACTGACTGATGGCGCACAACGGCTAACTATGCTGCGATTAGCTGAAAAGGTCACAAAACCCGATGGCGAATTCGGCGAGAAGGCGGTGGATCAAATCCGGGTGTTGACGCCTGGTGAATTCAAGATCTACCAGCGCAAAGAAAAAGGCGACTTCGAGATCACGGATGAAGGTACCACCAGCACCACTGAAATCCCATTTAGTGTGGCATATGCCAATCGGGTCAATTTCCTGGAGTCGCGGCCACCGCTTGAAGATATCGCCGAGCTAAATCTCAAGGCGTATCAGGTCCAGTCTGACCTTGATAACCAACTGCACATTTCGGCCGTGCCGATGCTGGCTTTCTTCGGATTCCCATCAGCTGCAGAAGAGGTGAGCGCCGGACCAGGCGAGGCAATCGCATTCCCTGCAGAAGGTCGAGCCGAATATATCGAGCCTGCGGGCAATAGTTTTGATGCGCAGTTCAAGCGGCTAGCACAGATTGAGCAGCAAATCAACGATTTAGGCCTGGCGGCAGTGCTAGGCCAAAAGTTATCAGCTGAGACTGCCGAAGCCAAGCGGATCGATCGCAGCCAAGGCGACTCGACGATGATGGCGATCGCCCAGCAGATGCAGGACATGGTCGACAACTGCCTGCGATTCCATGCAGAATTCCTACAGGACACGCAACCCGGCAGTTGCTACATCAACCGCGACTTCTTAGGTCAGAGACTTGAAGCGCCTGACGTGGCGGCACTGCTGCAACTGTATACAGCAGGCACTATCACGCAAAAAACGTTGCTGGATCGGCTGGCTGATGGTGAGATCTTGGGCGATGAATTCGAAGTCGAGGAAGAGCTAGAAGCCACACAGCTTGATGGCCTGACCGCAGAGCCTGATGCACCGCAGGTGACGCCGAATCAAGACGAAACCGTTCTGCCTGAGTGATGACTAGTGAGCACGCCGACTGTTCTGTTCCGCAATGCTATCGACCTGAATAGGTACAGCAACAACGTATCTAGGCGACTGGTCGAGTCGTACAACCGCATCATCCTTGAATCGCTGCGCGAATTAGACGTATTAGGCGTTGATAATCCGACTTACCGGGCAGTGCGGCTGCGGTCGATACTGGCGCAGCTCAAAGAGTCGCTTGATGGATGGTCGGCTGAAAGCCTCGACCTGCTGGCTGATGAATTAACCGGCCTAGCCGAGATCCAGTCAACGCAAGCGGCAGCCAATCTGCGCAATGTATTGCCACGCGGCATGCGCGATGCGGTCAATACGGTAGAAATCAGCCCGCAATTCGCTCGCTCTGTAGTTACAACTGATCCGCTGGAGACAGGTGTAGCGGTGCTAAGTGATGAGCTAGGCGATGTGCCTGCTGCGTTTAGTCTTACGGCACGCAGGGGTGCGGTGATCACGCTACCTGGTGGCGGCACTGTGCAGAAGGCATTTCGTGGCCTAGCAGAACAAAATGCTGCCAGGTATGGGCAGATCATCCGAGATGGCCTGCTAACCGGGGAGACCACTGATCAGATTGTTAGGAGGTTGGCTGGCACATTGCGATTTGGTCAGCGAGCGAGATCTGCGCGGCAGCTGGCACAGGCAGGTGGACAGGTGACCAGCCTGGCAAACCGGCAGGTGATGGCGCTAGTGCGTACGACCATCAATCAGGTATCTACTGCCGCTAGCCGAGCCACCTACGAGGCCAACCGTAATGTGACGTCCAAATACCAGTATGTAGCTACGCTAGACAGCCGCACGTCGCCGATCTGCCGAGAACTTGATGGCCAAGAATTCCCGTATGGCGACGGCCCGACGCCACCGCAACACTTCAACTGCAGATCTACCATCGTGCCAGTCGTAGATTTTGAAGCACTGGGGCTACCCAGACCGCCTGAGGGCATGCGAGCTAGTGCGAAAGGTCAAGTGCCAGCCGATATGACATATGGCGAGTGGATTTACAGCATGCGCAACACAGATGAAGGCCGGGAAGAGATCAAAGCGGCATTCAAGACCAAAGCGCCGTATTTTATGCATATGGCCAAGAAATTCGGGCCAAACCAGGCGATGCGCAAATTTCTAAGAGATGACGGGTCAGAAGTAACATTGGATGTACTTCGCAGGCGTTATCCCAGTGTCTGAGATGCATTCAAAATACAAATTCACACATCAAGGTCAGGCGGCGCCAGCGGCACCACCAGCCAAATCGGCAGCCAAGAAAAAGGCCGCTAAGAAAACCACTACCGAGGACGAGTGATGCCTGGCTATCACGGACCTAAAAAGCCACCTCAATCAAAGATGGGTGGCAAGAAAAAGCCCAAGAAGAAAAAATGAAAAAAGGCTCCCGAGTTAGCTGGATGTACCAGGGCAAGCGCACCTTTGGTGTCGTAACAGGCTCAGGTGGCAAGCGTGCCAGCATCAAGACCAAATCGGGCGGCACCGTTACCCGTGTGGGCTCTGATGACGATCCGGTCATCCGCATCAAGTCAGAGTCTACTGGAAATGCCGTACTTAAAAAGAAATCAGAGCTACGTGCTGCACCAAAGCGTAAGTGAAGTAAAGTAGATAGGCAATCAACCCTGCGGGTTATTCATGGCCGAAGATCAGATCCAAGAGGCTGCGCCGACTGGTGACACTCCCGACGTGGACGGGCTCAAGAATAGCGTTTCAGCGCTAGAGAAAAAGAACAGCGAGCTGATCGCCGAGCTAAGGGCTGCCAAAGCCAAAGCGCCGAAGCTGCCAGATGGCGTAAATGTCGATGAGCTGCTGGAATTCAAGCGCAAGACCGAACAGGCGGAGCTTGAATCGCAAGGCAAATATACAGAAGCACGGCAGGCTCTGGAGCAGCAATTCCGGGATGCCACTGCTGAGAAGGACCAACGCATTGCCGAGCTAGAAGCCCGTGTGCGAGAGCTTGAGTTGATCACACCTGCGGTCAGTGCGCTAGCGGATGTGGTACATGATCCAGACATGATTCTCAAGACCAAGCTCAACAGCAGCCAGATTGAGCGTGAATCTGACGGTTCTGTGGTGGTAGTCGACGGCTATCAGCGCACACCAGTGGCTGAATGGGCTAAAACGCTGCCTGCATGGATGCAGAAAGCGCCTCAGCCACAAGGTGGCGGTGCACCAGTCGGCAGGGCAGCAGGTGAGATCCCACCAGGCACGAAAAATCCATTCGAGCAAGGTCCTAATTTCAATCTGACCGAACAGTCACGGCTATTCAGGACTGATCGGGCACTTTACGATCGATTGAAGGCTGTTGCAGGGCGCTAAAGTGTACACGAACGTTTGATACGGCTGCGCCGTTCAAGCCAGGGCTGCGCCCAACACACCGTAAACCATTCTTGAGGATCAGTCATGGCGACTCTTCGCTCTGACATTATCATCCCCGAGGTATTTACGCCGTACGTCATTGAGCAAACCACACAGCGTGATGCCTTCTTGGCTTCCGGTGTGGTGCAGCCTATGGCCGAGCTGAATGCCACCGAGGGCGGTGATTTCGTCAAAGTCCCTTTCTATAAGGCAAACCTGTCTGGTGATTTCGAAGTGCTGTCTGACAGCTCTTCACTGACGCCTGGCAAAATCACTGCCGATCAGCAGATCGGCGTGATCCTGCACCGTGGCCGTGCTTTCGAATCTCGTGATCTGGCAGCCCTGGCCGCTGGCTCCGACCCGATGGCCGCTATTGGCAGCAAGATTGCTGACTACGTGGCTCATCAACGTCAAAAGGATCTGGTCAGCTGCCTGACCGGCGCTTTCGGCAGCCTGAATTCAAACAGCAGCAGCTCTGCTCTGTTTGATCTGTGCATCGACTCTGAGTCTGGTGATACTCCCACCACTCTGAGCCCTCGCACTGTGGCCAAAGCACGTGCGCTGCTGGGCGACCAGGGCGACAAGCTGACCGCCGTGGCCATCCATAGCAATGTGTACTATGATCTCGTTGAGCGCAACGCGATTCAGTACGTATCCACTGAGGATGCACGTGGTACCACCACCACCCAATCTGGTGGTGACCTCAGCAATGCCTTTGGCAACCCCGAAGTGCCGACCTTCATGGGCCTGCGCGTGATCGTCTCTGACGATGTGCAGACCACCGGTTCTGGCTCTTCTACTGAGTACGGATCGTTCTTCTTCACTGCAGGCGCAGTCGCATCTGGCGAACAGATGGGAATGCAAACTGAGGTGGACCGAGACATCCTCGCGAAGTCCGACGCAATGTCCTTGGACCTTCACTACGTCTACCACCCGGTGGGCCTGAAGTGGGGTGTTACGACCACCAACCCGACTCGCTCTCAGCTTGAGACTGTGAGCAACTGGTCGAAGGTGTACGAGACCAAGAACATTGGCATCGTTCGGGCCACCAACGTCAGCAACCAAGACTGAGGTAACTAACGATGGCATCAATCTTTGAAGCAACAGCGGGCAAACTTGTAGGCCCGACCATTGGCACGTCTGTCACCCAGGCGACCGATAAAAGCACCGGCGTGACCGCTAACACGGCATCTGGTGTGATCACCCTGAACAACGCTGCATTGGCTGCTGCCGCTGAAGTATCGTTCACTGTGACCAACAGCGAAATCTCCGCCACCGATGTGGTGGTGGTCAATCATGCCTCAGGTGGAACCGCTGGTTCTTACCTGGTGCAGGCCAACAGTCTGGCTGCAGGATCTTTCAAGATCACTGTTGCCAATGTGTCGGCTGGTTCGCTGTCTGAGGCAATCGTCCTCAACTTCGTGGCTCTGAAGGGCGCTAGCTCCTGATGGGTCTGTTCGCTTTCAGGCGAGCGCAGGAACGTGAGGCTGCTGCGAAAGCGGTGGCCTCCGCACCTGTAAAAGCGAAACGCAAGCCTTCATCAAAGAAGACCAATGGCAGTAACAATCGTCGCGACCGTGGGCTCAGCGACAGCCAACAGTTACATCACCCTGAGTGATGCAGATGATTTGGTGGATGCCATGGTGAGCAGCACAGATGTAGCTAAATGGGCATCTGCTACGGATGATCAAAAGAATCGGGCATTAGCTTCTGCTACACAGCGGCTTGACCGCGAAAGATTCCTTGGGGCACGGGCAACTGACACGCAGGCGCTGCAGTGGCCTCGCACTGGAGTCCGCAAGCCTGATACATACCTCAACACATATGCGGTGGGCTTCCCATTTCGCATCACGACCGACTATTACACCGATGCTGAGGTGCCCGATCAGATCCAACGGGCACAGGTAGAACTAGCCGTCTATTTGCACAACAACGTCGATGGCTTGGGTCTGAGCGGCCTTGAAGATTATAAGAACGTACAAATCGGCAGCTTGAACGTCACGCCTGACAAATTTGGTGCTGTAGGAGCAGATCGCATACCGCCGATGGTGGAGCGATACCTGACAGATCTTAGAATTAGTGGACCAGGCAATGTAGCCATCAAACGGAGCTGATCATGTCTAAAGGATTTGGCCAAGGCGATGTAGGTATCGACTACACAGTAGGCGCTGAAGTGATTACCGACACTGCCGCACACACAGGCAGGTTTAAGCATATCGATTTTTTTGAGAATTCAACCATCGATACGCTAGTGAGTGAGAATTATACCGGAAACAGTCTTGACGGTGAAACTATACCGTCCGGTTTTCACATTGTTGGCGTGTTTACCAGTATCACGCTTCAGAATGGTGCTTGTATTGCATATCGGGTCTGATGTCTTTAGCTAAAGCGCTAGAAAAAGTGGCCGATAAAGTCGTCAGCAAGTTTGGTGGCGACGTCACGATCCGCTATGTGACGGGCGGTAGCTACAACACCACGACAGGTGCTGTCGCTGAGACTGAGAGTGATTCTGACGTCAAAGGCGTGGTCGTCGATGTCAATGTGCGGGAGGTCAATGAGCTGATCCAAGCCGGTGACAAGAAATTGACCGTAGCGGCCAAGGAATTGCCATCTGCACCAGAGACTAAGGATCGTGTTGTGATCAGTTCGATCGTCTATCAGATCATTCGGGTCGAGACTATCGAGCAGGCCAACGACGCCATCATTTACGAGCTGATCTTGAGGGCATGACATGGCACGCCGTGAGATCCCGATTGAGTTCATAGGCGGATTCGCGGAAGAGCAGCTCAATCAGCTGATCCAAGCCACCGTTTTAGAGACCGATAAACAGCTCAAGCTCGGTAGTCCGGTAGACACTGGCAGATTCCGTGCTAGCTGGCATATCGGCGAGAATACATCAACCGGAGAACCGCATCCTCCTGTTGAAAAAGGCAAAACTATTCCAGCTCCGCCGCCGCAACACACAAATTACAGAGGTGGCGATGAACGCATCAATCGAAGCTATCACTTACACAACAATTTGCCATATGCTGATCGGCTCGCGAATGGTTGGAGTGCTCAGGCAGATGCTGGTTGGGTAGAATTGATTGCTAAAAATATGCAGGAATATGTGCGCCGGACGTACAATCAGATCAAACGTGACAGCTAATGGCCGCTGCAGATCTAAATTCCGTTCGTGCGACCATTGAAGAACGATTAGCGACTGAGCTGGCCGGTTCACCTGTAGTGCCGGTCGTATTCCATAATATGGCATATGAGCCAACGCCTAATAGCTCATGGGTGCAATGTCTATTGAGTTTTGGATCCAGTGCATACCTATCGCATGGTGGCACCACTAATTCCAAGAATCAGCTACCAGGTGTAGTGGTGATCAACATATTCTCAGCTAAAGGTGTTGGCCCTGGGGCCAATTATGTGATCGGCAAGAGGGTGAGAGATCTCTATAATAGAATCAACGTGTCGGGTGTTCATTTTGATCCTCCGATCGGTCCCGAAGTTGTGGCATCGCCATCACCTGAGGGCTATTTCCAAACCCAGGTCCGTGTGACCTTTGACTTCTTCGAGGAACTCTGACCATGGCCACGCTTCGAGGTGAACAAGGCGCAGTCCAGTTTGACGCCGCAGGCACCACTAACGCCACGATCGTTGGCACTCGCAGCTGGAGCCTGACCATCACCAAGGAAACTTACGAAACCACCGATCATGGTGACACGTTTCGGGCTTTTATTGGTGGCCTAGTGTCTGGCTCTGGCACGGTTGAGCTAATCTACGATCCTGACGCCACTGGCCAGGCTGGATTTTTGGAGGATATCGTTACCACCAGTGATCCAGCCGATGCAACTTTTGAGCTGTTTACTACAGGTACGACTTCGGGGACAGATTCTGTAAGTTTTGCTGGCATCATCACCAGCATGGAGATCACCTCAACTGTCGGCGAATTGGTGGTTGTATCTTGCGACTTCGTGACTTCTGGTACTATCACTTCTAACCTTGAGTGATAGCGGCAGCTATAATCTGCACGAGTAAATCTCCCACTTAATGGCTGGATCTAAGCGATTAGTCGATCAATTGGTTGAGGCGTTTGACCTCAACCAGCGTCGGAAATTCGAACTCAAGAATGCCGAGGGCGGTAAGATCGCCGATCTTTATTTCAAGCCTATTACCCGTGCAGACCGCAAAAAGGCTCAGGACCTAGCTGGCACTACTGAGGCTCTAGACATCAGCACACAGATGCTGTGTCAAATGGCAGAACTTGAAGACGGCACTAAAGCATTTGCGGCCGCCGATGCTGCCAAATTGCATCGGCAATTGCCTGAGAATGTGCTCAATGAGCTTGAGCTATTCTTATTCGGTGTTGGTGACTCTGCAGACGTTGACATCGAAGATGTAAAAAACGACTAAAGCAGGACAGTTGGACCAAATTTGAGTTCTTTCTGGCCTGCGAATTGGGGATGACGGTAAGTCGGCTGCGCACCGAACTCACCGATGCGGAGTTGGCCCATTTTGCTGCCTATTTCAGCCTTAAAGCTGATGAGGAGCACAAAGCAGCCGAACGGGCAAAATATAGACGTCATTAAACTTGATGTACTGATTAGGCCGCCGTGGCAATCTCCAACGTTGAGATTAGGGTCAATGCGAATAACGCAGTGGCCCAGCTCAACCGGCTGAATGGAGCTGCGGGCACGGCTGCTGGTACGTTTGGAAGATTGAAGTCTGCAGCTGCGGGCTTGGGGCTAGGTCTAATTGCAAAGTCGGCCATTCAGTCGGCAGCATCATTCAATGATCTTCAAACACGGTTAAAACTGGTCACAAGTGAATTTGGTGAGTTCGAAAAAGCTCAGAAATTAGTCACTAGGGCCGCCAAGACATTTGGCCTTAGCAACCGGGAAGCTGCTGAAGGCGTTACTGATATTTTTACACGATTGCGACCGCTTGGTATCGAGCTGGCCGATATCGAGTCTTCGTTTATTGGCTTCAATACCGTAGCCAGATTGAGTGGCGTGAGCGCTGCTGGCGCGAGTGCAGCATTTACTCAGTTGGCTCAAGCGCTGGGCTCAGGCCGTCTGCAAGGCGATGAATTCCGAAGCATCGCAGAGCAGATTCCTGGATTGCTTGGCGCGGTGTCGCTTGAGACTGGTGTTGCAATCGGCGACCTAAAAGAGTTCGCGTCTGATGGCAAGCTAACCACTGACATCCTGATCAGAGCGCTGAAGCGTGTTGAGAAGGAAGGCGCAGGCAAAATAGCCGCCATCATCAAAGATTCAGATGTACAACGCTTTAAAGACTTCCAGAATGCCTCTGACGAGCTGAGCGTGTCGATAGGCCAGAAGTTGCTTCCAGCAGTCACGCCGCTGATCGAAGGGGCCACGGAATTGCTCAAGCTATTTGGCAGATTGCCAGAACCGATCCAGACTGGCACGGTGGCTGTGCTTGGCCTGGCAGGCGCAGCCGCAATCCTTGGACCATCGATTGCCACGCTCAATGGCTTGATTGCCACGCTTGCTGGCGCATCTGTTCTCAAAGCGGCAATCACAGGGCTTGCCGTGATGGGTGAGAAAGCATTAGCGGCGGCAGCTGGCAAAACAGCATTGGCCAATGCTGTGACGGCCGCAAATGTCAAGATCACGGCAACCACAATATCAGTGGGTTTGTTGTCCGCTGCGATAACAGCCATTCCAATTGGCCTTGCATTGGTGGCATTTGGTAATCTCATTTCGAGACTGCAAGAGGCCAAAAAAGCACAAGATCGAATGACTGAAGCCATTGAGAGTGGCTCAGTCGAAATGATTAAATCCGCGATTGCGATTGAAGAGGAAACTATATCTGTTGAGCGAAACAGAGCGGCCAAGATGTCGCTGCTTGCGATCAATGCAAAGTTGCTCAAATCTCAGCAAAGACTCAATCAATTGCGAGCTGCTTTGAAAGTGGCTGAAAGCCAATCCGGAGACGACGACGACCCAAACAAGCCACCTGTTATTCAGCCCCCAGGCGATGACGACGAAACGGAGCGGTTAAAGCGGATTGCTGAACAATCTGCAGACAGGGTGCGCTCATTGCAACAGCAAACGTTGCTTGCTTCTGCGTTAACAGAAGAGGAACAAAAGCAGTTTGAACGTCAAATCGAAATTGCAAATCTTTTAGAGAACAAAAGAGGTTTGACTGAAGACCAAATTAAATCTGAACTTGAAGCAACACTTGCTCTTTATGACCAGCAAGACGCAACCGAGGCGATTGTAAAAGCAAACGAGCAACGGAAAAAACAGGCAAAAGAGCTGGCTGATCAAGAGAAAAAACAAGCCGAAGAAGCGCAAAAGGCGCTAGAGGCAGACCCTGGTTATCAGATGCAACAGCAGCTTGAAAAGTTGCTTGATGTGCAGAATCAAGTCGCTGCTGGTGCAATTGCTATCGGCAACGCATTTGGCAATTCATTCAAAGCCGTTGTTTCTGGCAGCAAAACTGCGCAGGAAGCACTGGCCGACATGATGTCCGCTGTTGCTGAGCACTTCCTCGACATGGCGGCAAAGATCATTGCGCAGCAGATCGCGATGATCATTTACGGCACGATCATGAAGGCGCTTGGTGTTGGACTTCCAACGATGAGTAGCGGTTCTCCCATCGACATTTCTAGCCCCGACCTGAATACTTTCAATGCTCTTGGTGGTGCAATACCTACTGGATACGCAGACGGCGGATATGTTTCCGGTCCGACAAATGCCCTTATCGGCGAAGGCGGTCAAAGCGAGTACGTCATACCAGAAAATAAGATGCGCACTGCAATGTCGCGCTACTCACGCGGCGCTCGTGGTGCTGCAGTTATTCCGGAAAGCGGTGCAAGTGGCACAAGCGGTGAAGGTGGTGGAGCTGCAGTTGCTGCGCCGATCGACGTTCGCTTTAACGTAGAGCGCATCAACAACGTTGATTACGTCACCGCTGAGCAGTTCCAGGTTGGACTGCAACAAGCAGCGCAACAGGGTGCTGCTGAGGGTGAACGCAGAGCCATGGGCTCACTTCGTAATTCAGCTGCTGTTCGCCGGAGGATTGGCGTCTGATGGAATTTGTTTACGGACACCTGCTTGAAGTTGGCCGCAGCGGTCAGCTCAACCAGTTCAAATTTCAAAACTACGCTGTCGGCCAAAACGTAGGTGACTACTCGTTTTTGCCGTTTGGTTTTGGTGGTGCGATGGCAACGCTCCAAGGGGACAACCTTGATGCAACGCTGCAGTTTGCCAACACCCAGATCACTCGCAATTTCGTCGTCGAAGCCTTGGACAACACCTATGTCGCCAAGGTCTCAACGGTGCTGTGGAACTCAAGCACCTATGCGGTGGAGCGGACCCTTTATGAGTATTTTGGCGCCTGCTCTTCTGGCGGCTGGGACGAAGCTTCGATCCAAATCAAGCTGAACTCTGTGCTCGATGCGGTGCAGGCAAACATTCCAGGTCGCCGCTTGCGTCGTCAGCAAGTGGGTAACATTCCGTTTACAGCGCAAGTCCGTGTGTAGCGATCTGATTGGGCGAAAGTACAGCTACGGCAAGGATGACTGCATCCATTTGGTGATTGATGCTCTGGAGCGTCTAGGCATCGACAACCCAGGAGTGAAAGAAGCTTGGTACGAAATGACGCCGAGGCAGGTGTTGAAAGAGCTGAATCATTATTGTGAGCGGCTTGATTGTCCTAATTATGATGGCGACATAGCATTGCTGGACGTTAGGCCGCTGGCCTTCGGAGTCTTATGGCAGAGTGGCGTCCTTTACATCAATCCGTTGATTTCCGCAGTGGACTGGAAACCGGTGGGCAATCTTATGATCCGCCGCTCTTACCGTACGAAAAAACGCTAATTGCTGCACTTGATTGCAGCGAGGAAGACTATAAAAAGTTTGTACGTTATGCAATGCAAAGGGCGCATGTGCGTCCTGCGGAGTATGCGCATATTCCAGACATCAATGCCATTGTTCTTGTAACCGCTGCTGGCGCAAAAACTCTTGCGGGAGTTCTTCTTACAAACCTTGCAATCGGTGTTGCCCTTACAGCTGCAAGCCTGTTGCTAGCGCCGAAAGCGCCATCGCTGGAAGACAGCAAGATTAAAAGCAAAAAACTTGCTGACCAAATTGGTCCAAGTCGTTTCAATCAGGCAAGCAGTTTTGATAACGCACCAAGCCTTGCTGAATTAAATCAGCCAATCCCGATTCCGTTTGGCAAGCGAGGCACCGGAGCGGATGGCGTATTGACCGGCGGTTTGATTCTTGTACCAGCGTTGGTGTGGTCTCGACTTTATGCGTATGGCGCATATCAAGCGTATGAAGGCGTTTATGTAGCTGGTGAATTTGGAGTAGACGAGCCTGAGCTTGGAGGTGTCCTGCTTGGAACGTCGCCTTTGAGTGCGCTTGGCAGCCGTGATTTTGCTCTGTACTGGTCTTCTAGAAAAGGCAACAATCGTCCAGCGTCGCCAGTTTTACTAGGGACTGAAGGTCCTGGTGCAACAGGCACGGTAGGTAGAGAAATTTTTACTGCTCCTACAGAAGATGGGCAGTTTAGTGAAGGATTTTCAATGTCATATGTGCCAAGCGGTGACACAACTTTTGGCACTGGAACGCCAATCCATAACGGTACAGCTTATCGCTTTAACTGGGAGATTATCAGCGCACCCTTTTCAGCCACTGAAGGCAGTGACAACAGGGATGCTAGGGAAGAAATTCAGGCGCAACGTCGCAAAATTGCTGGCAGCCTCGCTGATGTTTTGCACATTAAAAACGAAGAGGCTGGACAGCCTGGAGTTGGCAGGGCTTATTCACGCCACATGGGTTTTATTCGTCATAGCGGGACAAATAACGGAAACGATATAGAAAACAAAATTATTGTTACTGTTAGCGAAGGAGATACGGCTACTTTTGAGATTGAAAACAGCAATGCTGTTTGGGAAGAGCTGGAAGGGAAAGAAGATGAAGGGTTTAACGGCACTGAAGTAAACCTCAAGGATCTTGTCAACGAGGCAACATCTTGGCGGCAACGTGCATCAGATTTGATGGTTGTTGGCTCACGATGGATTATTGGAGCGAGCAGTTGGATCGTCGAAAATCGAGTTCACCATAAAGATGGTTCTGACCGCATCCACATAATTATGAAATGCGTTGCAATTCTCGGAGTGCCTGAGATTGGCATCGCTGGAACGCGAGCAGTAAGAGAACCTCTTGGCGGGTACGAAGGTGATGTTTTTAATCCTACAAAGCATTGTGGCGCAGCTTTTTACAACGTTTGCCGTCTAAACATTGCCACAATTCGTCCTGTCCGACGAGACGCTGAAGTAATTGAGCTTGGTATTCGCAGCCAAGTTTTCAACCGAGCTGCAGGTCTGTGCAACTTTAACGCCCTGCCTTCTCCTGAAAGATTGTTCAAGCTTGATGAAGATGATATTTCTTTGAGTACTGGTCGTATGGATAAGTATTTCCAGCGATCCTCATGTTTCTCGATTTGGGTTCGTCCTGTGGCGGAGTATGGACAGCCTCAGTCCCCGTTTCACCGGATGCCACAAGTTTTCTGTGTTCAAGGCAGTGCACCAATAACGCAAAACAACTATTTAAGAATTCGTCCCCGTGTTAAAGGGTTTTATGAATATCGGTTGATACCGCGCACTGGTTCAGACATTGCAATCAACAGTATTGATGAGAACGAAGTTATCGTGTTGCAGTCTTCGGAAGGCGTCCCTTACGCGTTTCCTGAAACCGGCACAGTTGCTACGGATCTTGAAACGTCATACGGAAGCTTTAGGGTCACTGTTCAAGGCAAAAAGACCACTATTGCTGAAATTTTAACCAACGACGAGCTGTTTACAAATCCCGCAAAATCTGTTGCGGAGTCTCAGCCAACAACTATTCCAACAGCAATTAGTCATTACGACACCAACTCCGATACCGGTAGTAGGCAGCTGATCTATCACGCATGGTTAACTCATTTCCTTGGTAGTGCAAAAGATTTTCCAGGGCAAACAGTATCGGCTAGCCACCGCCATTACAAAGAAAACGGCGACAGGTTTATAACTGTCAACATTACAGCAACATCTGTAAACGGAGTTATTGGTCAAACAATCGGGGCAAGATATTACGCCGCAAACGGTAACAATACTGACCGTTGGTCAAGTGTTCAATTTACGACTGATGAGGCAACTGGAAACTGGAACGTAGGCGATGCTTTTACGATTGCTGCTGATGTAGACAATCAATTTAGCAACTATGCCGCTGCGATTGGTTCGGGTTACAGCAGAGTCGATCTTGCTTTTTCAGTTGCGGCTGTCACGACTATCGGGACTGGTGGACTTAAAGATGGCGATCGAGTCTTTGAGGCAGCTTCACAAGTTTCAGATTGCAGCCACTACACACAGCTGACGAAGTCAAACGAATCTGGGCCGGAACATGAGATCGTATACGTCAATGAATACATCTCTAATGAAAGCCTGGCCCAGTATGACGATATGTCCACTATTGGCTTTACCGTCAAATCAAGCGGAGAAATTTCTGGAATCGAGCAGCTGCGGCTGTGGTCTGGAACGGGAATTGCTGTCACCCGTCTGATTGAAGGCGACAACGCTCCAAGCAATTTGTTTGCTGATCTTGTTTATTATTTGTTGACCAGCAAAACGCAAGGCGTTGGCAATGTTGTGCCTGCTGAGTTGGTAGACGAAGACTCTTTACGTGCCACCGCAAGATTTTTGAGAGCAAACAAGATCTTTTATGACGGCGTTATCGAAGACAGCGAAAGCTTCCGCACATTTATTTACGACAACGCACCACTGCAGCTTTGTTCGTTCACGATCAAAAACGGTCGATTCGGGATGATTCCTGCATTGCCTGTTAATTCAAGCAATGAGATCAGCCTAGAACCGATTGCAGTTGAGCAGATCTTTACTGCAGGCAACATCATTGAGAACTCTCTGCAACTGCAGTACATCGACGTTTCACAGCGCTCAAGCATCAGAGCGCTTGTCACCTGGCGCGTCACCGTTCAAAACGATCTGCCGTATCAGGCATCGGCGTTGATGCACTGGTCGGATCTTGGTGTGAACGAAAGGAATACAACCGAGCAGTCATTTGATTTGAGCGAGTTCTGCACAAACCGAGAGCAGGCTCTTCGTACAGCTCGTTTTCTGTTGAGCGTCCGTCGTCGCATCACTAAGACTGTCAGCTTTAAGACAGTGCCTGACGCTTTGGGTGTTCAGCCTGGCTCGTATATCCGTGTAATTACAGAAGCAAGCACCTACAACTCAAGTGCAAACGGCTCGATTACTGACGCTGGAACGCTAGTCAGCATTACGACCGTCAAAGACGGTGATTACGAGGCTTTGCTTTACAACCCAACTACTCAGGAGGTGACTGAAACCACGATTACGATTGCGGACAACGCGGTCAGCGATTCTCAGCACCACGGTTCATTATTCACATTGCTTAGCGGCAGCACTGATTACAGCGTTTACCAAATTGAATCCTTGAATTTGGAAGAGGATGGCTTGGTGTCCATCAGTGCTGTTGAGGTGCCCACGGATGCGTCTGGCGTTAGCATCGTGGCTAAGGACGTGCTGACCGAATCCAACTTTACGGTGCTTGAGTGATGGCTTTTCCGTCGTTAACGCCAACAGGCCGTCAGTTCACCCCAGGAGACTTTCCAAGTAAGCGGTTCAATTCACAATCTGGAGCGGAAGTTCGGATCCTGTATGGATCACGGCGTACCAACGCAGTGCTGAGTTTGTCTTACGCCAACGTGACAGACGCTAACGCTGAGTCGTTTTTAGACGATTACAGCGATCAACTGGGCACGTTCCGCACATTTACGTTGCCATCAGCTGTCTTTGAGGGCTGGTCTGGAACGGCATCGACGTTAGACGCTCCATCAGGCACGAAGTGGCGTTATGACGCTGAGCCACAAGTGCAAGCTGTGCGTCCGGGTATCAGCAGCGTTACAGTGTCATTGCGAGCGGTGGCGTAATGGCAAAGGTTTACACCGGCAGAGATGGCGTAATGCAGCTTGCTGGGACGACCCTTGCCAAGGTCGTGAACTTTTCGCTGTCTGCCAATCTTGAAACGCTCGAAACCACCACTTTGAGCGAAAACATCCGCAGCTATACACCTGGCATCTCGGGTTATAGCGGCAGTGCGACGTTGCTTTATTACAAGGATGGTGACGGTGCGATTAACACGACCAACCTTCTGAACAAGCTCTATAAAACTGGCACGACAGGCGTTAGCAGTTCCGACACTGTTGAGTTGACCTTCCGCTGGGTTGATGGAACGGATAACAACGACATTAAGCTGACGGCCTATATCACCAGTGCGTCTATTGGAGCGGCAACTGGCGATATTGTGCGAGCCGAGATTGCGTTCCAGGGTACGGGAGCACTGTCTACGGTTACGATCTCATGAGTATCTACTTAGGAACTTTTGGGGAAGTCGAGCTGCAGCGGCAGTTTGACGGAAGTGATCTGCGCTCCACGATCAACCCATCAGATGTAAACGCTACAGAAAAGCGTTTTAGTTTTGATTTTGAACACGGTCAGCTTTTAAGTGGCGATCAGGTTGAAATTACGAGTACTGATGATTCGGCACTTGATTTCATCAGCAGTTATACCAAAACCAGCGTCAAAAAATTTATCAACGTTGACGAGCTAGACGGCATCAGGCTTTATGACTCGTTCGCTCATGCAGTGAATGGTGGAACGGCTAACGCTACTGCCCTTGCAACGCCAGGGGATGACATCCCCATTCGAGTAAAAGTCGAGAATGCACAACGACGACTTTTGGCGCAATGTAGTGGCTTTGAGTTGAACACTGAGCGCGAAACCGTTGATACGACAGCACTTTCGGACGAGTTTCGCAATCGAATCAGCACCTTGATGTCTGGTTCGGGTCGGATGTCTTGTTTTTGGGAATATACGGGTGACACAGAGAATGAGCTGCCAAATTATTTGCTAGAGCTGCAGCTTCGAACAAGAGTTGGCAGTCAATTTAGGGCTCGTTTTTACCTTAAAACGACTAGCCACAATCCTAGCGGGGATAGTGGTACGGCATTGCAGGAGATCTGGTACGAATTTACTGGTGTTTTGACGGCATGTGCTGTCCAGTTTTCGCCGTCTAGTGCTATTCAGTTTACGGCTGATTTTATTACGACTGGTTCGATACAAATCCGGATGGATCTGGCACCACCGCCGAAGTTGCTACAAGAGAACTCCGATGACATCCTGCTAGAGCAAGGCACGACAGATGTCCTAATGCAGGAGTTTTGACGCTGAAACGGAGCTGGCGCTACCATTATGATGAGGTGAATCAGTGGTTTAGGGCGTAGCGTTCATGGCCGACCTAAAAATCAGCGAACTGAACGCCCTTGCTGGATCTGATCTGGTCGCAGCTGATGTTTTAGCTGTTGTTGACGACAGCGCAAGCGAAACCAAGAAGCTGACGGTCAGCGACTTGATCGCCAATGGTGTCACGCTGATCAGTGACGACACCATCCCAGGCGCAAAGATTCTGTTCAGTGCAGGTGATATTGCTGGAACGGCACTAGCTGATGGGGCTGTTGATACGACTCAAATTGCTGCTGATGCCGTCACTGCAGCAAAACTGGCGAATGAGTCAACAGTCGACATTGTCACTTCGCTGCCGGATAGCGGTGCTTTCGATGGACAGCTCGCCTATGACTCGGGGGATGACAAGATCTATCTCTGGGATGGGTCTGATTGGAAAGATATTCGTGCTGCCGGTTCAATTAACACCGTTGATGGCGACGCGACTGGAATCGTCAATATCACCGCCACAACAGACAATGACACCGTAACGATCACCGCAACGCTGGATAATACGAGTGCATCTGCTCAATTCCTTGCAGGACCATCAGGTGATGCTGGTGCGGTTAGTTATCGAGCCATTACTGGTGCTGACTTACCGACTGCAACGACTGGCGCAAAAGGTGGCGTAATCGTCAACGGCAACGGTTTGACGATGTCTTCGGACACGATCGCGATTGATAACACCGTCACGGCGGAAACAACTGAAAACCATATTGTTCAGTACGACGCCAATGGCTTGGTCACTGGTGGTCGAGCGATTATTGCTGCAGACGTTCCAGTCGCCACATCAAGCACGATTGGTGTTGTTAAACCGGGCTCTGGCCTTGGTGTAACAGCTGCAGGTGAACTTAATCACGACAATGCAGTCACTGCCGGCACTGCGGCAAAAGTCACGTTTGACACTGAAGGGCACATTACTGGTACGGAATCGCTTATTGCGACTGATATTCCGGATCTTGACGCGGCGAAGATCACAACAGGAACTTTCCCATCAGCTCGCATTGCAAGTGATGCAATTACAGCAGCAAAGCTTGCTGATCGTTCCACGGCGACGATTGCAACGACCACACCTGCTGGCGGTGCGTTTATTGGCCAAACCCACCTGAACTCACTTACCGGAGATTATTTCCTCTGGGACGGAAACGTTTGGCAGCCAATTGGCATCAGCGTCGGTGAGATTGTTCTTGCTGGTACTTACAACGCCAGCACCAATCTGATGGCGACTGTTACTGCTGAAGGCACTGCATTGAGCTTTGTAGTTGGTCAGGCATTGCCTGCTGCTTCTGAAGCAAACAAAGGCTATTACGTTGTCGTCAGTGAAGCTGGCACTGGAA